CAAAAATTGAGGTGATCTATTCAGCATTATTTAAACTAAACAAAACAATAATAAATAAATAATTAATTCTTATCTTAGTTCTTCTTTTTGAAATTCTCCTCAATGAGTTTTTCAATGCCATCAATTCTTCTTAAAGCATCTGCAAGAATTTCCTCTTTTTCACTATCAGTGAATTCCCGACCATCGACAGCGGCAAAACGAACGTCATTATGTTTACGGAGTTCTCTGGCCTTATCTCTATAATGATCTTCGCCTCTGAGTAAAAAATCTATAGAAACATCAAAAAAGTCTGCAAACTTAACAAGAGTAGCATAATCGGGTTCTCTTTCATTTCGTTCATACATGCTTATAGTGCTTTCAGCCAAGCCGAATTTTTGCCCTAAACTCTTTTGCGAAAGCTTCCTTTGCTTTCTTAATTGTCTTAATTGGTCGCCAAACCTCATATACATCACCTAATTAGTATAATATCACGATTCGTGACTTTTTTAAAAAAACTTCACAAAACGTCTTGACTTTACATAGTGTGCGGTTTAATATAGTTTTCAAGAGCAACACGAAATGTAAAGGAGGGTGCTAAATGAATAAGCAGATCATTGGAGCTAAACTCCAAGAACTCAGAAATAAAAAACCGCGATCTCACATCGCTGAAGCTCTGGAAATAAGCGAAAGTGCTTTAGCGATGTATGAGTCAGGAAAACGTATACCTCGTGATGAAATTAAAATGAAAATTGCTAAATACTACAACAAGTCCGTCCAAGAAATTTTTTTTGCTGAGCAACTTCACGAATCGTGCTTGTCGGAGGTTCTAAAAAAATGTTAGGGATGAAAAAAAGGATTCCCCCTACAGCATAGGAGGTCAAAAGCATGTTCAATTTAGATCATGAAGCTTTTAGAAACATGTTCCGCGAAATCATAGCGGAAGAGGTCGCTGGAGCTCTTCAGGATTTCAGAACCACTCAACTCCCGCCAATGCTGACAAAGCAAGAGTTTATGGAGGTTATGAAAATCAAAGAAACGAAGGCCTCTCAACTTATCAACCGTGCTGACTTTCCTGTTTTTAAAGAAGCCGGGTTAAGAATACCGACTCACTTGCTTTTCAAGTGGATCGAGAAAAACACAGATTGGGTTGCTGAAAACACTGACTACTACAAGAAAGGGGCTACAGCATGAGTCAATTGGTTTTCATCGAAGGCAATCAAGTTGTAACGGACAGCCTGACGGTCGCTGAAGTCTTTGGGAAACGGCATGACACGGTCCTGCGGGACATCAGGAACCTTGATTCCAGCAAAGAATTTAATCTCCACAATTTTGCGGAGGTTGATTATCAGGATGACAGAAACCGAACATACAAAAAATATCTCATAAAACGTGATGGACTCACATTCTTGGTTTTTGGTTACACAGGCGCAAAGGCCGCAATATTTAAAGAAAAATACATTGCAGAATTTAACCGTATGGAAAATGAGCTTCAAAGGCTCAATCAACCCTCTTACATGATTGATGATCCGATCAGCCGGGCAAAGCGATGGATCACCGAAGAGGAAGAGCGGCAACGACTTCAGCACACACTGAAGATTCAGCAGCCACTTATCAACTTTGCAGAGAGCTGTATGGCATCTGAAAAATCATTGCTTGTGAGGGAACTGGCGAAGCTCGCATCTAAAAAGGGTATCACCATCGGAGAAAAACGGCTGTTCCAAAAGCTGCGCGAATGGAAGATGATCTTAGCAAATAAGAACGAGCCATACCAAGAATATATCGACCGTGGTTATTTTGAGATAGCACAGGGAGTGCGACAAGTAAACGGTTCATCTAAATCATGGCTGACTATCCGCATTACGCCAAAGGGACAGGCCTTTATCATCGACAAGCTGAGAAAACAGCAAGCAAGCTAGTTCCTTCATTAATTAAATTTTACCAGTGAACAACTGGATATATCAGGAGGCAAACATATGGAGAACAACCCATACAATTTGCATAATCTACCCCGGATCATGCGTAGTGTCCGCAAAGCGGCAGGACTTGCACAATATCAGATCGGTAATTTGATAGGGGGAAAGGATCAGCGGTATGTTTCGGACGTTGAAAATGGATTCAGTAAGCTTACCCCGGAATTATGCATCAAGTGGTTTGAGGCGTGCGAGGCATACGAACATATTGATCTGGTACATTACCTCTTCAAATTGCACCCGACGACCGCGGCGCCAATTGATCCAGCACTTAACGAGAGCGCAAGCGCGGCGGTAATCAATATGATTCATCAGCTTGAAGAAGCATTGCAAGCAACAAGGCATTTAGCGCGCTGGCTGGCAAACGATAGGCCAGGCCGACAACCAGAAGAACTGCCCATGGCCGATATTAAGCAGATTTTTGATCTGATCCCGGCAAACAAAACGCTGATATATTCGCTGGCCCGTAGCCATGGACTGAACATGAAAGAACTGGCCGAAAGGTGGACGCGGAAAGCGTTAATGAGTCAGGTTGCAATGGCGAAAACAGAAGAAAGGCAGGCAGTGCTGGTATGAAAATCAATCAGTTTCTTAAATCGGATGCAGATTCAGCAAAAAGAAAAATCGAGTCGGCGGAAGAGCTCTCTATCATGCTTTCGGAGGCGTTACGGGATGGCGATTATGAAGAAGCTATAAGTCTTGCAGGGAGCATCAAGGTTCTTACAGAGGACATCAGCCGACTGGCGAATAAAGGGAGGTTGTATCATACAGCAATAAAAATGCAACAGCGCGGCATTAATCTGGCAGTGATAAGTAGGTGTATGGGATGAATCTCAGAAAATTTGAGCTCGCGGCAAGCTTCTTGCGACATGCCCAAAAGGCGAAATATTCAGAGGAAGAGATCAAAGGAGCTGTGAGCATTCTGCATAAGGAATTCTACTCTTTAGAGAATGCAATCGAGAGTCTTGCTGAATTGGCAAAGGTAAACGAAGGAGCTGAGGAAATTGAACATAGAAAACCCGATGATTCTGAACAACTGGCATGACAAGGCGACTGAGCCGGAAACAAAAAAGGACTTTTTCGGGGATGAAGTAACGTCAGCAGATAATTATGTAATCGACAGCGGCGAGGTGATTTTACAAGACAATCTTAAACGCTATTTGAAGGAGCAACTGGGGTTTAGGTTTCATTCAGCACAATAAAAAAGCCCACTTGGCAGAGTGGACTAGGTAAGGCGTTTTGGAAATTGATTGTATTCCTATTATACCAAAACGCCCCATAAAAAACAATGGAGGTTTTATACATGGCTAAACGAATAACAGCATCTTTCAGTGACCGGGTGGACGATCAGAAGCGCCTGAGAGAAGTCGGCGGCTCAATCATGTTCAGTAAGGGGAAACCGGTATTTTCCTTCCCGTCAATGGACGCATACCGAGAATGGCAGCGGCTTGGTGCGGAAACATACAAAAGAAAGGTAGGGATTATTTAATGCAAGCAGAGGTTTTCGCTTCGACAGCGGACATGAGTCGGGACGAATGGCTTCTTGAGCGACGGAAGGGCATCGGCGGTTCTGATGCCTCCGTAATCTTGGGGTTAAACAAATGGAGAACCGCATTTGAATTATGGCTGGACAAAACGGGACAAGTCCCGATCAGTGAGTCAGCCAGTGAGGCGGCTTACTTCGGCTCAATCCTTGAGGACATTGTCGCAAAAGAATTTGAAGTACGGAGCGGGAAAAAAGTTAGGCGTAAAAAGTCCATGCTGAAGCATCCTGAACATGATTTCATTTTGGCGAATGTTGACCGAATGATCGTTGGCGAAAAAGCCATATTGGAGTGCAAAACCACGTCAGCATACAACTTGAAAGAATGGGAAGATAACGAGATTCCTGACAGCTATATTGTTCAGGTTCAGCATTATCTTGGTGTTCTTGGTCCCGAGTATAAAAAAGCATATTTCGCTGTGTTGATCGGCGGTAATAAATTCGTTTGGAAAGAGATTGAGCGCGATGACGAGCTCATTGCGATGATCTTTCAAGCTGAGGTTGATTTCTGGAATGAAAAGGTCTTGGGCGGAAAGGCGCCAGTTCTTGACGGTTCGAGTGCTGCAGAAGAATATCTCAAGCAACGTTATTCCGAGGCTGAGGGCGGTAAGGTTGTTGATCTCACATCTGCTAATAAAACACGCATTCAGCAGTATTTGCAGCTTAAAGAACAGATCAACGAGCTTACATTGCAGGCAAAGGAATTAGAAAACCAGATCAAACATGAAATGAAGGAAGCAGAATATGGCTTCATCGGAAATTATCAAACTAGCTGGAAGTCAGTTTCAACGAACCGGATCGACAGCAAGATACTAAAAGAGCAGTTTCCAGATGTATATGAGAAAGTCACAAAAGAAGTGCAGTACAGACGCTTTGGAATTAAGGAGGTTAGCTAAATATGGCTACAAATCAATCGCTTAAAAACAGCATTCAGAAGAAACAAAACAGTGCTCCAGCACAACAGCAAGGAACAACGATAAAGGGACTGCTTTCTTCTCCAGCGGTCATGGGCCGGTTCGAGGAGGTTTTAGGTAAAAGGGCGCCACAGTTCACAGCATCAATTCTGAGCCTTTACAACGGTGAAAAAATGCTCCAAAAGGCAGAGCCTATGAGCGTAATTTCATCGGCGATGGTGGCGGCTACGCTTGATCTTCCGGTTGATAAAAACTTGGGTTATGCGTGGATAGTTCCGTATGGCGGCAAAGCACAGTTCCAGCTTGGATACAAAGGATATATTCAGCTGGCATTGCGAACAGGCCAATACAAATCTATCAACTGCATTGCTATTCATGAAGGGGAGCTTCAGAAATGGAACCCACTGACGGAAGAAATTGAAATTGATTTTGAACAACGCACGTCTGAAGACGTGATAGGGTACGCTGCATACTTTGAACTGCTGAACGGTTTTCGAAAAACTGTCTACTGGACAAAAGCTCAGGTCGAGAAGCATAAAAAGAAATTCAGCAAATCAGATTTTGGATGGAAAAACGATTGGGATGCTATGGCACTGAAAACAGTTTTGAAAGCTATTTTGAGCAAGTGGGGCATACTTTCTGTGGAAATGCAGAAGGCAGTCATTGAGGACGACGAGGAACGTGAACGGATCGACATTACTGACGAAATGGTAGAGCCAGAAATCATTGATGCTGAAGCGCCGGAAGAAAAGCCAAGCGCGCAGAATGCTGATCCATTTGATGGTAAGCCTGTTGACATTAGTGAAAATGACCTGCCATTTGATTAAGGTTGGCATCCCTTTCTGTTACAAGTGGATGACGGAAGGGGCACCAAATCGGGCCCAACTGTTCCGTGATTATGTCGAAGGCTATCTCAGAACAAATGAACCTGGCTTACGTTTAGTCCGCATCAGCGGGATGACAGCACTGTGTGAAAGGAAGTAGGTGAGCCATGAACTACCTGAAAGAAATGAACGGCTTCATGAATTGGTTAGAAACGAATCCGTTGTCAGCAACAACGCAAGCGTTATGGTTCCATCTGATGCACATCAACAATAAAACCGGGTGGCGGGAGTGGTTCACCACTTCAAACACCACTCTTCAAGCAAAAATCGAGATAACAGAAAACACGTTGATAAAGCACCGGAAAATTCTGATCGAGCTCAAACGAATAGAATATGAGCCGCAGGGGAGAAAGGCCGGAAAATACAAGCTAATCTCTTTTGAAAATCCAGTACGTAATGAGGAAACGGAGAACGGTAAAGCGGATATGCCAGACGCAGCATCGCCAAAAGCGCAGCAGGAGGTTGACGAAAAAATGAAAAACGCATTTGAACTATTCGAAAACAAAACAGCCCGCACCATTGGCACAATGGAGGTTCAGCGGCTCGGGTATATGGTGGATGATTACGGCGAAGAGAAAGTCATGGAGGCAATGAAACAGGCTTTCAGAAGCAAGGGCAACAACGTCAATCTGAATTACATTGAAGCAATCCTCTCAAACCCATTCAGCCAGAGACGAAAGGAGAAACAGCAGTATGCCAACAAACAACAGAACACAAAGTACGGACGAGGCGATGGCGGCAGTCATGAAAGAACTTCAGGAAAGGTCGGCTCAATTTTCGGCGGACAAGTCGGCCGCCTCAGAAGAAAAGGCTGAGTATGACTGTCAGGTATGCAAAGACGAACTCGGCTATCTCGAAAACAAGGACGGTTATCAAGTGTGGGTACGGTGTGGATGCATTGAGCGGCGCCGCATCCGGAAATTAATGAATTCCAGTGACATCACCCCGGAATTTGAAAGGTTGCAATTCAAGAATTTTGTAACCGAAGGGAAGCCGGAAATGGTGAAAGTGACTTACGATACAGCGGTCGAATACTACAAGGAGTTTGATAACATACGCGGCACTCGAAACAACAGCATCGCCCTGCTCGGGCAGCCGGGGGCAGGCAAAACACATCTGCTTACTGCAATATCTAACAAGCTGATTAAATCAAAAAATATCGCGGTTCAGTATTTTCCATACGTCGAAGGATTCAACGATCTGAAAGATGATTTTGACAAGCTGGAAGAAAAGCTCAAGCGAATGAAAGAGGTTGAAGTCCTGTTTATAGATGATCTGTTCAAGCCTCTGAATGGGAAGCCACGGGCTACCGATTGGCAGGTCGAGCAAACATACTCTGTTATCAACTATCGCTATCTGAACCATAAACCGATCTTGATTTCAAGCGAGTTGAATATCGAGCAGATCGTAAAGATAGACGAGGCGCTCGGCACCCGGATTTACGAAATGTGTGCGGATTATGTTGTGATCATCAAGGGAGACAGAATGCTGTTAAATCATAGATTGGCGGGATTGAGAAATGGATAAACAGGTAAATTTCACGGCATCCGGCGGCATGTATCTGTTCGGGCCCGCCGAGCAAACGGCCGGCCAGGACCTTACCCCGGCGATCCGGGTGCTTGAGGAAAAAATCAAACAAATGGAGCTGATGCACAGTGCTTAAAGCGGTTATCCTGCTGCCGGCCATCATCCTCACAGCGCCGTACAAAGAAAAGCAGATTCAGCACTGGGAACAAATTGACGGGAGGTAACGACGGCACGCGGGAACAGGCCGATAAGGAAATAGTCAGAGATATGGAGGCTCGGAATGAAAGTTTTAGAGAATCAGACACTTTATCAGTGTGAACATTGTGGAAAGCGGCTGATGACAAAGCACGGAGCGAGGTTGCACGAAAGAGTATATTGCTCGGTTGTCAGAGAGCTGGAACAGAAGAAACGTCAAGAATCCTGTGAACATAAGCACATGGAAATGAGTTACTGCACCATGCCGGGAGAGGATCATTTGCAAGTGCCCGACTATGAATGTTGTTCTGATTGCGGCATGACAGAAATGGAGATTGCAGAGCAAAAGAATAAGCTTCAGGAGGCATCACATGCAAGCGAATAAGTACGGCGCCAGAAAAACACAGGTAGACGGCATCACGTTCGACAGCCGGGCCGAAGCCAAATACTATGAGCAACTGAAGTGGCTCAAGATGAGCAAGCAGATCAAAGATTTTAAGCTGCAGCCGCGGTTCCTGCTTCAAGAAGCATTCAAAAAGAACGACAAGACTTTTCGGAAGATTGAATATATTGCAGATTTTGAGGTTCATAACTTGGATGGCAGCATCGAGATCATTGACATCAAGGGCGTGGAAACAAAGGAATTTGCCATCAAACGCAAGCTGTATGAGCGGCTTTACGATACACCACTCAAGGTGCTGGCACTGGATAAGGCACTCGGCTTCATTGAGCTGGACGAGCTGAAAAAACTCAAAAGAAAGGCGGGGAAGACCACTGCGAAACGTGGTAATCGTAGACGATCGGCCGTTGTGGGTGCAGGAAGAAGATAAGCTCATGGCCTGCATGACGCTCTGTTCCGATTACAAACGATGCGCCAGCCGAATGGGAGCGGATTGCAAAAATCTTGGAGGTTCAGAAATTCCCAAAATCAATTCAGGAGGTTATCGCTATGCAAGAAAAAATCAATCCATACAAGCCTGGTCCAGTTAAAGAGTGGAGAATGACGCCGGAGCAGTTGGCGGCATACGTCGAAAAGCATCCAATCATCTACCGTGAGGAATTAAAGCCATCTGCCGGCTTAACGATGCGGCTGCCGTCGTAAAACGTAAAAAAGCACCGAAGCTGCGCCTCAGTGCCTTTGATATGAACTGGTACTTCTATCATAGCACAGGGGGCGGCCAGAGTGAACAAGCCAACAGAAATAAAAAATCATGAAACAACTATTCAGCAAAGCATCGAGCCGGGGAAAGTCCGGATCATCGTTTTAGATGGTACTGAAGGGACAGCCCACTTAATGGACGCCCCGGAACACGGTAAAACAATCATTCAAACAATAAAAGGCGGCCTGGCTCGTTGTGATTACGAGATCGGCCACAAATTCAAATAGCAGGGGTTTCCCCTGCGGGGGAGGAACGGAAAATGTATCAAAACGAAATTGCCCGCAAGTGTGAACGCTGCGGAAAAATATATTATTCAGCTCAATGGGTTGTATGCAAAACATGTCTTTTCGACTGGGAGGCACGGGCATGAAAGAATTCAAAATCAACTTGTCAAAAGGTGAGGTTTTATATACCGGCTCTTACATTTGCACCCTTTCGAAAACGGCGGCCAGTACACCGGAGCCAATTTCTTTGGAAGCAGCAGCCGAAAAGCTCGCGGAAGAATTAATCATGCAACAGGCTATGAATCGGGAACACCAGCGCCAGCAGGATGTCACGGTCATTCAGTTTCGGCAGGCTCAAGAAGAGATTAAGCGGCTTACAAAAGAGAACGAAGAACTAAAAATAAAGGTCGAGGAACAGAAAGAAGAAAGCGGAATGAATGATACTTATATGGTATATGACACGCAAAGCGAAGATGTACAATTCCACGGCACAATGAATAGCGCGGGAAAAGACTTTGAGTGCGCTATGGATGGATTAGATAACGGGGAAACAGCTTATATTTTGAAAGTGATCAAAGCATTTACACCAAAGGGGGCTGCAGAATGAAGACAAGAAAAGTAACGATTCCCACCCGCGATACCAATGGTTTCCTGATCGGGTTCAGGGAAGTTAATGCACTTTGGGAATGCCCTACTTGTGGCGGGGAAATGGGAAATCCTCAGCTGACGCAGCATGCCGAGGACGGATTCTTTGGACAGGTTCATATTTGGAAAAATCCCTGCGGACATGTAGCGCATTATAAAAATCTTCAGATTGTAGGTGACGCGGAATGATGCCATTACAAGTAGAACTACAACGAAACGTGAAGGCCACGAAGGACGAAGCAATGACCGTCGAGCAGGCGGCCGAGCTTTTAAAGGTTCACCCGGACTACATCCCGACGCTCGTCGCTCGTTCTGACGATCTGAAAATGATTGGCGACCATACCATTATCGCTAAACGGGATAAAACAAATATCTGGCTGGTCGGGGCATGCGTGGGGCTCATCTTCTTCACTATCTCCGTGCTGCCGGGATTGATGGGGTGAGATAGTGAAACAGGATTACAGGCAGGCTTTCGAACAAGCATTGGCTGTCTTCCGTGAAAAGCACGGACCGGAAACAGGCGGCATGCTGCTTATGTGTCATGTGCATGAATTTCTACAAAATACCGTCGGCGGGCGGAAATAAGGGAGCGGAAACAATGAATCTACAAAAAATGTTTGAAATGCAAAAGGTGCTTGATGATCGGATCATCAAAGAAAAGGGGCTTGAGGGGCAGGACTTGCTGCCGAACCTCATCCTTGCTCTACAGGTCGAGCTTGCCGAGTGTGCGAATGAATGGCGCGGCTTCAAGCATTGGAGCAATGACCGGGAGCCGCGTAGAACAAAAGAGGAGCATGATTTCTTTTCAGATGAAGTCGTTAGAGTATATGATCCACTACTTGAGGAATACGTGGACTGCCTGCATTTTATCTTGAGCATAGGAAATCACATTGATTATAAAATCGTCTCTGCTAAAGAGTTACAAGCGTTCTTTTGTGAAGTTAACCTGACGGAACAATTCGCCTCATTATTTGAGGAAATCGTATATATGGCACAAGCAACGAGAGGTCATTCACCAGCGGAGCAAGCATTGGCAAAGTATAGGTATGAATCTCTATTTCAAATGTTTATAGGCTTGGGAGTAATGCTCGATTTCACCACGGAACAGATCGAAGCGGCTTACATGGACAAAAACGCCGTCAATCATCAGCGGCAGCAGGAGGGGTATTGATATGTCAGAGAAAATCCGGTGCTACACTCCGTATATACCAGACGGAATCGGGCCGACAACAGAATCAGCTAGCGAGGCACTTAATGATATTTACAATGACTTCTATATGGATGTTTTGCCCGTTTTTCAACACAGGGAGCACTTCGGCAGCATCGTGGAAAAAATCGAATCATGTCCTTGTGGGTTTCAAGAGATATGGCCGGGATACAGAATAAAAATCAGTCTTTTGACACAGAAAGAAATTGACACAATGCCAGAATGGGAGGGGTATTGATG